CAGAGAAAATAATTGCGACAAATATATGAATTTATGGTCTTATACAAAGAAAATAATTATATTTCGGAATTCTTGAGAGCAAAAAATAAATAATATAATATATTATTTTATATTATAATATGAGTCACAAAACCAAAAAAAATAAATCAAACAAATTTAATAAAATAGAAAAATTAAATAAAACAAAAAAACAAAAAATTAGTAAAACAGGCAGAGGTTTACCTGAAATAAACAAATACATAATTTTACCAAACACGACACCAAATGCTATAAATGAAATTAGTCAGCAAATAAGCTTAGAAATTGAAAATAAAAATGATACTCCCGATAGTTTTATTGTAAAATCATATTCGCCTTCTGTAAATCAAGAATTAGTTTCATTAAAATCATTAACGAGAGAAACTATAAATGACTGTAATACAGAAGCCGCGTTTCTTTTACAGGAACCATTAAAAATAGGAATACGCAACAAGATAAAAGACAAATCCGAAAAAATATGTTATCCTTATTATGAACCAGAAGCAATACATTTTTTACTCAATAATTTAATGGCAAATAAACATGTTAACCCAGAAAAAATAATAACACCTGTACAAGCCGAAAGCAATTGTTGGTTCAATACTATGTTTGTTTCTCTCTTTATCAGTGATAAAGGACGTAAATTCTTTCATTTTTTTAGACAGCTAATGATTGAAGGAAAACAAATAAATGGAAAACTAGTTCCCGATAAATTAAAAAATGGTTTTGCGTTATTAAATTACGCAATCGAAGCATCTTTAACAGGAAACAAAAACGCATATACAATCGATACAAACGCGATTATAAAGGAATTATATGGAACAATTCCAAATGAATATAAAAAACAATTGCCTTATTTTACAGCAACAAAAGAAGCAGGAAATCCCATTCGGTATTATGGCAGCCTAATTTACTATTTAAACAATAAATCACTTGACTTACTCTTCGTTTCTGATGTGAATAGCAACTGGAAACAAATGATAACAGAAAAAATGAAGCAAAAACAAATGAATAACCCTCATCTAATTATATTGGAACTATTCGATGATAAATCGAATAAAGTAGTAAATAAAAAAACACAATTTACAATTGATGACAAAAAATATGTATTAGATAGTTGTATTATACGAAACACTAAGAGACATCATTTTTCATCATTGCTCACTTGTGAGAGTGTTGAAATGGCGTATGACGGAATGAGTTTTCATCGTTTGGTAAAAATGGATTGGAAAAAGAATATTAATAAAAATTATGTTTGGCGTTTTGAGGGGTCAACCGATGGATATGGAAAACAATTAGAATGGAACTTCTTAAATGGATATCAAATGCTAATCTATTACAGAGCAAAATAATACAAAAACAAAATAATCAAATAAATGAAACAATAGCGTCGGCAATTTTCTTACCCCCTTTTGCCGATGGCTCTATATCGTAGACAATATCTTCTTCAAAAATAATCAGTTTATCCGTTTCCAACAAACTATATCCAACTGTGGAACTGCTGTTATCTAATAGTTGGTTCCATTGTCTAACAGCAGGATAATATATTTTGTATGATGGTTTTACAGGGTAATATAATTTTAACAATACAATATTTGTCTTGTTCAGCCGTTTTTTTACGGATTCTATAAAATCCATATATTTGGTAAATAATTTGTTTATTTTTTCAGTTTCAGTCCGGCGTCCGTTCAAGATATCATTTCCTCCGGCACTTATAAAAACATATGTTTCATTATCATTTAATTCGAAAGGGAATGTGTCGAGCTGATTAATACAGTCATTTATTGTTGCTCCGTCTTTAGCTAAATTATATAACGTTTTTTCAGGTGATTTTTCTAGTTGCTTGCTAATTAAACTTGGAACTGAATCATTTGGCAAAGTGTAAATCGAGTTATTTAGTATACTGTCCCCAAGTAAAACAATGTTTTTTTTATGTTTTGTTACAAATGACTCGAAAATAGTAAGATTACAATATTTTAAAAATATTGCTATAATAATTAACGCTATAATAATTAAGATAAAGAGAGAAACCAATAATGATAAAAAATTCATATTGATAATTTATATAATATAGTTATATAAACTATTTCGTAGTATAATATATGAACAAAACTAAGAAATTAAAACGTAAACCAAATAAAAATTCAAGTAAAAAATATAACAATAAACAAAAAAACTATATTTATAAATACAAAAACAACAATAATCAAAAACTTAAAAGGAATAAAATGAAAATGAAAGGAGGATATGCTGTTAAAATCAAAGTTTATAATCATTTGGTTGACGAAATAGAGACAAAAGTAAAAAATTATTATTTCCCAAGAGTAAGTATACCAAAAGAAAGTAGTAATCCTATTATTACTGGTAGTAATTTGGAGCAAATTAATGAAAAAGAGTTAGAATTATTACATATGTATATAGAACTTTTGATAATAAAGAATATTTGCTTGAAAGAAATAAATAGTTATGACAAAAAAATAGATGACGAATTTATAGCCAAATTGAATCATCTTATGATATACAAAATTGATTATTTGCTTGAGGAAATAGATAAAAAAATGGATAATGTTTTTATGAGAGAATTTATTGGTCAAAATGATGTTTATAATATTAAAAAATATATTGACAGCGATTTTGATAATAATGTTTTAACTGGCTCAAACCAAAATGATAGGGTTAAAATAAAAATAGATAAAATTAAATCTGAAATAGAACAAAAAATACAAGTTTTTGAAAAAAAATTATCGTCTGAAACTGACCCAAAAGAAATATTTGTTGAAATGAGTGACAATAATGATATTGTAAATCCTTTATTAACTAAAACGAAAACTATTCCCCTTCCTCTTTCTATTCATATTCCTAATCAGATACAAGAAGAGAAGGAACAAGAAGAGAAGGAACAAGAAGAGAAACAACAAGAAGAAAAAGAACCAGAACTAGAAGAAGAAAAAGAACCAGAACTAGAACTAGAAGAGAAACAAGAAGAGAAACAACAATTAAAACAAGATTATAAAACAGCGATGAATAAGTTCACAAGAAAAATGTCAAAGATAAATTTCCAAAACCCCAAGGTTGACTCTTTGCTTTTGCTTTTAGAAAGCAAACCCAAACAAGAACAACTGGACCAATTTGTGAATGAATATAAAAAATTAGGATTCCAAGATTCAATAACAAATAGTAATCAATTATTGAATGATAAAAAATTTATTCGCTTGTTTAATTCTGTAAAGACAAGCGCAAATATGCTACCAAATGTATATAATTATAATAGGCAACAAGCAACAAGAAAAAGAACTGTTTAAGGTTGATTCTGTTTTAGTAAATTTATTTCTGACTTTAATTGTTTTATTTCTTGAATTAGTATTCCAATTAACCCGGTATAATTAATTGACTGATATTTTGGATTATCACCTATAACCGCATCTTTATTACCTGTAACTAAATAAGGATACACTTGTTGTAATTCGTGTGCTATTAATCCTATTTCTTTACCATTTGTTTGTTTATTTTCGTATATGATTGGATTCAAACTGTCTACTGTATAAGTTGAACCTAGAGATATCATAGTTCCAGGTTTTATATTGCGATAATCACTTGTAATATTAATTTTCGGAATTTGTCCAGTAAATGATAAATCGCCGTTAATTTCTAACCCATTAATGCTTTTATCGTTTATTTTTAGTTTATTTACTTCTGAATCTAAAATCCAATAATTCAACGCATCATCTACTTGATAATTAACTATATTTGAGCCATTGCTACCATTGAATACTTGAACCGTATATGTGGCCGGTTTTGAAATTATTGTTGGCACATAAAATTCTATATGGTCTGAATTTATAAATATTATATCTGGTGTAAATCCTCCAAATCTAATGCTAGAATATGGTCTAAAATTACTACCTACGATAGCTACAATTGTTAATAATGTAGCCTGACTTTTATTAGTTGATAATCCTGTAATAGTAGGAGCTACTGCTCTATTTGGGTTTGACCATCCTCTCATCTTATTTTAGTTTATATTATATTTACATAAATAAATATAATATAAATACAGTATTACACTGATATCAGTTATTTACCATGAATATGGTGAACTAAATGCTTAATACCGGCTGTATGTGTCTGTATTGTAGTAAAACCTTGCTGCCCATATGTTCCTGTATAAGAATTCCATAAAAAGAATGCGCCAATTACGAAAAAATAAATAGCAGTAATGAACTCTAATTGATTATTTGAAATACTTCTTGTAGCATAAGCACCGAAATAAGCGGCGAAAAAATAACTTATCATAAGAATCATAGATGTAACTACTCTTACTTGACCTCTTTTGTAATACTCTATAATAGCTAAAAGAGATAATGGCGGTAAAATAGTTAGCAACACTGTTCCGGCAGCTGTTTTGAAATCCGAAACAATACCTAAAATCAAGAGACCTGGTAACATGGTTTCGGCACCAGATTGACCTAATGCGCCTCCAAAAGCTCCAGCTAATAAACCCAATAAAATAGTAAGTATTGTATCATTTAACATAAACATCCGAAATATCCCTATATTTTATAAAACTATATTATATTTTACAACCTTCAAAATGTCTTTACAAAAAACTATTATATTTTTACTTTATACTTTTAGATGATGAGAGAAATAGTATTTGAAATATATTATTTTTGGCTATGTTATTTTGGCTATGTTATTTTGGAGCATTATCATCGGGTCTTTCTTTTATATTTCCAGTAATATATCCGTTTCCAACCATATAAAACATATATCCAATGCTTATTCCTATGAAAAATCCGACAATTAATTGTAAAATAGAATGATTAAAATATTTATACCTTTGATATACCGATATAAGAGACAAAATGAGATACGCTCCTGTTATTAATGAGTCATTTAGAACCATTGTTAAATATGCCAAATTAAATCCGCAGTTTTGCGCATGACCCGATGGCATTCCAAATTTATGGAACCCAATTCGCTCCACATTATTAGTAATGGCTATTTCTAAAACTCGGTTGTCTTTTGTAGGCCTAGGTTCTTTTATTGCCATTTTAAGCAAACTATTTACAACATTATTAAAGACAAACCCCAGTAAATAGACACGTAAATAAACAAATTTATTCCTTAAAAAAAATAAGGATGAAAAAAACTGAATTAATGGCGTATATAATCCTAAATAATCTAAAATTAACGGTATATCTAATTCAAATCCTGTATAACGTGTTATGCTATTCATTTGAGTATTGAATATATATTTATTATTCATTATAATATTAATAATAACAAATAATACCTCTAATACTGATATAAATTTTCGCTAATTATTGTGATACACCAGTCGACACCATGTAAATCAACAACATATCCCCTGTCATCTATTAGTCTTATTCTTAAACGGTCTATGTTAACTGGTCCAAAATAAATGCGTTTGTTGTCTTGCATTGAACCACTAAATTCTGTATACATATCCCCTATATTTAATCCACCACGTTTAATAGGAATAAGAGCAAATGTATCTGAATTTGTCGGTGCTTTGCCTTTATATGACGTTGTTTTTCCTCGGTTTCTAATTATTTCATTAATCGTATAAATTTGCGCCTGAGTAAGATTTCTAGGACTTGATGGTATTATTGTTTGAGTGTTACTACTTGAATCCGTTTTTTCTTGAATTAATCCAGACAATGATTCTAAATCGAGTCCAGCAGCAGCAGCCTGCTCTGGTGTAATTGTAGCCAATCCACCTAAATTGTTTAGTGAAAATAATGGGGAACCCAATGTATTACATACATACGGAAGTGATGTATTATAGTAACTTGGTATTGCTAATTTATTTGATAACTCTGTAATACTTATGAGTCCATTATTGATATGATTTTGATTGTAATCATCTAAAACAATAATAAAATATTTTGGACCGTAAAGGTCTAATACAGCGGTTCCAGTGTTTCCAGGAGTATCTAATAATGCGACAACGGGCAAACGATACCCCATTAACCAACCAAGTGTGTTATTGAACGAAGCAGATGTAGCACATCCACTACCACTTCCAAGACAATTTAACTGTCCATTAAAGTCGAAAAATGTTATGTAAGCATCTGTAGTCGAATCAAATGTATCGGAAAGACTGATTGTTTTTATAGCTGTAGCAGAAGGGTCAATCCAGTTGTCTAGACAAATCGTTATTTTACCATTGTTTGAATTATATGTTACTATATCAGGAACAGGAGGGGCTCCTGAGTAAGTAAACCCGCTAGCATAAGTAATGTCAGTAAATGGTGGTTGAAAATTAGCAGTATTTGTAAATGCTAAGTTTAATGCGGAACAGAATGTTGAAGGAGTGTAATTTCCTGGTTCCATAAATATTCTAAAATTTTTACCTTTATTTGTTACCCAAAAGCAAGTATTTCCATATTGATAATCAATAACATACCACGTAAAAGGTATTTGAATGGAATATAAACGTAAACTTAAAACATTTGTTAATGGGTCGGATAAATCAAGCGTATAATCAGTTGAAATTGTTTGACTACCCTTTCCGGATTGTCTAAATTGACTGTCTAAATTGATGAAACGCGTTGTAATATTTTTTAGGTTGGGGTTTAATGAGTCTTGCGCAACAGGAACATCATATGTATTGTTAACGCCGAGCTGCTGCTGTTTCATAGGTAAATGGTTGTTGTCATACACATCAATTTTTTGTCTTCTATCAGTTATTTTGTCCCTTTGAATACCATCATCTTGACGTAAATTTTGATATTCATACCATTCTTCAGTTTGCTCATTATCAGGGCTATATTCAAAATCATTGACCCCAGGTTCTTCTCCATTTTCAATTTGTTGCCTTAAAATGTTTGTGTATCGTAACAATTTAGTCTGTATATTTTGAAAAAAAATAACTAATTGATTTTGAGAATAATATTTGGCAATATTCGAATTTGTGATATCAACTATTTGTTTATTAATTTTTTGTAAATCAGGAATAGTAATTAAGTTAGAATTTACATCAAATTCTATGCCTAAAATGACTAATAATTCTGTAATTGTATAATTATCAACATTATAATCAACGCTGCTCATATAAATATTATTATTTATATAAATATATATTTATATATTTATTACCTAAACTATACAGAATACAAATATAATCTCATATATTTTTGAATAACGTTATATGTATTTATAATACAATTAAGTATATGAATTGTTGTCTCTGAAAAATATACTGTCTTTAACAGTTCATCCTGAAAAATATATGATTCATTTTCTTCCGTAAAATAGCCTAACGTAATTAATATTTCTTTTGTAAATAATTGGCAATTGTTTTTGTATATATGCCAATTAAAAAACTTATCATTCCCTATTCTCTCTTGTGTCTTCTTTAAAATGTCGTTTAATGTAAATTTATTTTCCTTACTCATCTTTTTATTATTCTTTTTTGAAGCGGTTTTACGAAAAACAGCAATACATTTTATATCTTGTTTTTCATTTATATTGTAATTTTCATTAATATTAATACAATTATTTTTCTCAATTATAATATATTTTTTTATATTATTTGGTAGATTAATTTCACACATTAATGATGTATGATACGGAAACATATATTGATTTTTATATTTGTAAAAGGTAAGAATGTCAATAAAATAATATGCTAATTTTGTTACTGGCTCCCGTATCAAATATAATTTATGTATTTTACAATCACCATATTTCTCTAATAAGTTCTTTATTGTATCATTGTAATCATAAAAATAAACATAATTATTATCTATGTTTACCTGTAAATATTTATATAAAAAATAACTACAAATTACAAAAGTTATAAATGCGAAAATAAAAAAAATAATTGTAGTTACTAATATAATTATAACTACAAAGAGAGAAACCAAAAAAGTTTTCGAACGATATAGCTTTCTTATATTTTCCAAATCTAAAATTAGCCAGTTAAAGTCTGTATCAATATTCATATTCGTCTCTGAAGAAAAAAAATCTATTATTTTAGTAAACCCTAAATTCATAAAATATCATTTCATTTTAATATTGTTAATGAAGCGATAAAACAATAAGCTAATAATATAATTAATATTTTGACCAATGTATCTAACTATTTGTAATATATTTCTTAATAAAATCATCTACACCCATAATTGGTATATTTAATTTCCTAGCTTCTTCAGCCTTTCCTGTATCATCTTCTTTTGTTTTTGCCACTACTAAATCTGTATTCTTACTAACAGAAGCTCCTTGGGTTGCTCCCACACTTTTTAAAAACTCAATAACTTGTTTCTCTCTTGTTCCTGTTAACACAACTGTTTTATTATATAGAGGATGATTTTTGTTCACAGGTATTTCTTTTTTTTTCTCATTCATTTTGTGACTTAATCCTGTTTCTAACATAAAATCCTTAAAATCATCGATTTTTGATACAAATGCTTCAGCAGTTTTACTAGCCATTCCTTTTACTTCCGCTACAGCAGTCACCTTGTCTTTATTTGACTTGTATTTTTTCGTTGTTAATATATCCGGCAATTCTGATAGTATTAATTCCAACTTTTTATCGCTAAATCCTCTTCCAAATATATTGGAAGCAGACATAATGGTAACAAGGGTTGCTTCATCTAATTTTTCCTTTATTCCTGAATATATTTTACTTGCCATTTTCTGTTTAAATCCATCTATTTTTAAATAATCTTGTTCTGTCATTGCTATTATTTTAGCTACAGTATCGTATCCAGCCTCAACCATTCTAGCAACATTTCCGCTACCAAGTCCCTCTACTTCAATTCCCTTAAAGAATCCGGTTATATTTTTCTCCTTTACAACTGGGTCTGATTGTAAATCCTGAAGCATTATATCTACATGAGTATCATTCCATTTATAATTAACATCCGGCATCTTCGGCTCCAATGCTGGAACTGTAATTGACTTTATATGTGGAATCACATCTCCGCTTCTTATCAACTGTATTGTAGCACCTATACCAACATTGTTATCCTTTATAAAAGCACCATTAAACCCAGTGGCATATTCAATTTTGACACCACCTAGATTAATTGGTTCTATCTGAACCCTTGGTTTCAAATAACCGTCTTTACTCGGTGTCCAAATAACATCTACAACAATGGCTTCGGCAATTTGGTCTGATAAAACCATCTTGAAAGCAAACGCTTGTTCCGGATTTCCGCTCGTTTTACGCGGATACATTTTGTCATCGGTTACTATGATACCATCTATTTCGTATAAATATTTGTTTCTCCAATTCACCAATACGTCCGACAGTTTTTCGTTTGTTAAATTATTTACTGCTAAAGGTAAAACTAAAACTGATTCTATATCCATTGTTTTGAGGAGTTCCATTTGTTCACTTGGTTTACGTTCTGGTTTAATAACCTCGTATGCTACAAAATGTAAATCATTAACTGACTCGGTTATTGTCTTGTGATTGATAATTCCTGCCACCATATTTCTAGGATTAGCAAATTTTGCCTGATATTTTTCGGTGAAAACGGTCTTTGGAATAATAAATTCACCACGAATGACAATATTTTTTGTTTTCGGCAATCGTAAATATGGTATCAAATGACTAATATCTTGGCCAACTATTCCGTTACCACGTGTATATAATTTCGGAACAGCTCCTTCTGTTGTATAAAGTCCACTAACTCCATCCAATTTACAAGACAATATATACGGTCCTTTATATTTTTGTTTCCAGGAAGCCAAAGCACCTGTATCTGGTTTAATTTTATCCATTGATGCCATTAAATATGGTAATTTTACTTTGTTTCGTTCTACTTCCGCACCAATTTCTTTCACTGTATTATTATTAGGAAACTTGGTTTCTGTAAAATCTTTGATAATATCAAAATGATTGTCAGTCATAACAGGGGTATCATTATAGTATTGTTTTGAAGCATATTGTAGCATATTTGACAGCTGTGTTTCGTCCAGATTTTGTAAAGCTGGCATCCCCTCCTTCACAAATTTTTTTATCAATACTTCTGGTTCTTTTGGTTTCGAACCGCCCTTCATCGATGTAGGCGAGGACGACACAGTATCTTTAACGGACGCATTTATATCAGTGTAGGCACCACCCTTCATTGATGTAGGCGATGAATTCACAGTATCTTTAACGGACACACCTACATCGATGTAGGGCTGAACAGCTCGTCCATCTTTTCTTTCAACCGGCGTTTTATATTGTAGCCCTAGGAAATCAAATATATCCTTTTCCGTTGTAAATAGCTTCTGAACTTTTTCCCCCTTTTT